TTCCGGAAAGCAATCCAAAACAAAATCCTTGAGTAAATTATTCGCCCCTCTCTCCATTCGCTTTTGATATTTTTTTTTGAGTTTAATTACACGGCGGGAATTTGAAACCAAATGTTTTTTTAATTGAAAACGGGCAATAGCCAAAAGACAACATTTATATTTGAAAATTTCATGTGTGTAATATTCGTAGTTCCCATCTGTCACCGGGCGGTCAACCGTAAAAAAATCCATGTCTGCACTCAGTTCAGAAGGGTGGAGTGGCGTTACGATAGCATCAAGTAATCCATCTATTATTTCAATCCCGTCCAACGTATCCAAATCAAGCGTTGGTTCGTTATGTTGTTCTGGTTCTGCCGCTAATTTTTGATTACAAAGGTCGATGCTTTTCTGTATCCCGCCGGTATATTCATCATAGGATGGGCGCAGTGTTACATCGCCGGAATCGCAATAGGGTTTAAGCCCGGCACAAAGCTCTAGCGCCCGCGTCAACAACCCGCGCGCCTCAAGATATGATTCACTGCTTTCTGCTTTTTCAACTAAGGAGTTAATTTCCTCAGTGAGTGCAAAAATTTTCTTTTGTTCTTGCTCATTCACAGAATCACCGCCTTATTAATTATTTTATCTTATTAAATTTAATAAGGCAATTGGTAGTCGAAAAAAACAATTTAAAAGGGCGGTCCCAAAATCGGAGCCGCCGCAGAATGATAAATCAGCGTAGAAAGAAGGTGAAAAAATGAATATAAAAGTTAATCCTGCATTAAAACACGTTAAAGAGGTATTAGAAACAACAGACACAAAAAAAGTTGCGCAACTGCTATCCACTGGAGAATGGATAGCAATTTACGCAATCGAGAATGACCCTGTTCTATTCGTAATGGGAAGAATTAATCTTCATCACTCAGCTTAGGATAGTTCGCATAGTCAGCCGGATAATTTGGTTTTACGTTTTCTGTTTTATTCCATCCGAGAGAATAAACAGGATAAGAAGTGCCATTATCGTCATTCACGTACTGAGTAATGGCTAATAGTTTCCAACCAGACGCCATATAACGATTAACGTTAGAAGGGTCTCTAACTTCTTCCACCTTAGTGAATAAAGTAAAATCCATGTATCTCCACCTCCTTTCCGATGTATTAAAGTAATATGGTGTGATTTTTTGTCACATCAATAAGTATTTTATCATTTAACTATGAAGCGGGCAATAGTTTATCGGGAAATGGTAAATCAACATTGTGTGACTACCCTTTGCGATTAAGAGTGCCACAAAAGTTTAGGGGGTTGCCCCTTTGCGGTTATAGGTGCGTAGGAGAGGCTTTATAAAACTGTAGGGGATACCCTTTGCGATTAAGAGTGCCATAAAAGTTTAGGGGGTTACTCCTTTGCGGTTAAGGATGCAGGAAAAACAAAACGATACAGAAAAGGAGGCAAATGCCAATGGAAAAACAAGAAGCTGCCCATAAAATAGCGGAAGCTGTTGAAGGGCTTAAGTACCATGAGTGGCGGAAAATTGCAGCCGCCATTGAAAAAGAGTATTCCTCCGCGCTTAGCAGGACTGAACTGCGCAGCGCGAAGGAATTGGAGAAGGCGATTCTTTTTGAGTTTAACCGTTAATTAATCGAAAGGAGGTGAAACCATGCCAAAAGTAAAAGCATTAGGGACACAGCAGAGGGCAAAGCAAGACGCAGAAAAGATATTAAAGGCGAATCTTGCGTATTATGCGACCTTATACGGGTTCGATAACCACGAGCTGATAACAATAAGTGGAGTCAGTGTAACAACGTTTTACCATCGCTTACAAGACCCGACAGCGTTTAGGCTCATAGAGCTTATCAGGCTTGCGCAGGCATTTAAAATTCCTGTGACCCGGCTGCTGGGTGAGAATGACACAGCAACGCAGAAAGGAGGCGTGAACAATGTATAAGAACCTCAAAACCGAAATGAAACGGAAAGGGATAACCGAAAAAGAAATTGCCCTGAAAATAGGAATGGCAAAAGAGACGTTTTCGAGAAAACTTAACAAGAAACAAAATTTTTGGTTGGAAGAAGCCAAAGCAATTCAGCAGAATTACTTTCCCGAATCAGACTTTCTTTACTTATTCCAAAACTGCGAACAAGGAGGTCAACCACAATGAGTAAAACAAAAACGCTTGCATCCGGCTGCTGGTACGCCCTCAGATACCGCGCTCTCCCGTATACTGGCAAAAATGTTGTTGCGCTGCTGACGTTCCTTTATTTTGTCTTTATCGTTGGAATGAGCGGTGGGTTTGATGCATGGCTAATAGGCGACCCGCAAGCTGTACCCATTATACTGCTTGGCACAGGGATATGGCTTATGAGCTTGGCAGTCGTAATGATAGTCAAAGGTTTGTGGGCTGGAAAGGAGGAAAAACATTGAGATTACAGATTTATTACTGTGACATGGAAGTTTGTTACAAGGCTTACATAGGCAATTTTTCTGCCGAACAGCTTGCCAAAGTATTAACCGCATCTTGTTTTGTTGCTGTCAAGTTACCTGATAATGACCCATATGGCAAGACGCTACCGGACACGATGAAAAAAACCGATTTTCAACGTGCGGAAGACGGCACAGCCACAATAAAAAAACCGCCCACGGCGCTGGAAACACCGAAGGCGGCAAAGAAAAATAACCTATTTAAAGTATAGGCAAACCGGTGAGATTTGTCAAGGAGGAAAAGCACAATGCTAGACAACAAAATTTCAATTCCGGTCGTGCAGTTTGAAACGCTGATTAAGGCACAGACACAGCTTGATATTGTAAAAAGATATTTGGAGCACTGTAAGAGTGTATACATAGACACCTCGTTTCTGCGCGACGCCCTGGAAATAGGGCCGCAAGAGGAGAACACAAAAGATGTATGAGTGCCTGGACTGCGGGTACACATTTGAGGAAGGCGGCCAGGTCCTGTACACAGAACGCCACGGCTTAGACAGCCCGCCGTACGAGCAATGGTGGGGCTGTCCGAAATGTGCGGGAGCATTCAAAGAATGTGAGGAGGATGACTGCGATGAAGGATTTTGACAGCGGCGTCCATTTTTTTACCCATGCATATGCCGTCGTTGAAGTGAATTTTCCCGAAAACGACGTGTGCTGCATGCAGTGCCCGTATTTCAGCCGTACAAGCGGATGGTGCCAGCTCAACAAGAAGCTGGTGGCATATCCGAAGAACCATACTGGCCAGGAGTGCCCCTTGATTCTCAAGGAAAAGGAGGAATGAACATGGGAATCCCCGTGTTGATTTTAGGCGAGAGTGGAAGCGGGAAATCCGCCTCCCTGCGTAATTTCCAGGAGGGTGAGGTTGGGATTATCAATGTCAGCTCCAAGCCTCTCCCGTTTAAAACAAATATCAAGCCGTTCAATTCGGACAATTACATGATGATTGAACAGGTCCTGAAAAAAGCAAAGCCAAAGACCCTGGTGATAGACGACGCGCAGTACCTCATGGCAAACGAGTTCATGCGCAACGCAAAAGTCAGCGGATACCAGAAATTCACCGATATTGCACTGAACTTCTGGACGCTCGTACAGATGGTAATCAGCGAGCTGCCGGCGGATGTGATCGTCCACTTCATGGGACACATTGAGCGCGACAGCGCGGGCTTTGAGAAGTTCAAAACCGTAGGGAGGATGCTTGATGAGAAAATCACCATCGAAGGCATGTTCACGATTGTTTTAAAAACATTCGTGCGCGACGGCAAATACCTGTTCACCACACAGACAAACGGCATGGATACAGTCAAAAGCCCAATCGGCATGTTTTCAGAGCCGACCATTGAAAACGATTTGAAGCTGGTGGACAAAACCATCCGGCAATATTATGAAATTTAAAGGAGAACAATGATATGAAACCAATCAATAACTGGCAGAACGTTAAACCGGCAACAGAGAGAATACAGCTTCCCGCGGGCGGCTATATCTGCAAAATCATGGGAGCGGAGGTCAAACAGTACCCCTCCAAGGACGGCGGGACATTTGAAAAGCTCGAGGTGAGCCTTGATATTTTGCAGGGCGAATACAAGGATTTTTACGCAGAAGATTACCGCAGCCAAATCAGCGAGGATAAACGGTGGCGCGGCGTGCTGCGCCAGTACCTCCCGAAGGACGACGGCAGCGAAAAGGATGAATGGACGAAAAGCAGCCTGAAGGCGCTGACCGACGCCATTGAGGACAGCAACAATGGCTACCATTGGGACTGGGATGAAACAGGACTCAAGGGCAAAACAGTCGGCTGTTTGTTCCGCAGGGAGCAGTGGGCAATGGACGGCAGGGAGGGCTGGACGGTGCGTCCGTTCAGGCTGGTGCCAGTTTCCTGCATAGAGGAAGGGAACTTTAAGGTTCCTGCCGATAAGCCGCTCAAGGGCAATCAGGCAGCACAGGTACATACGCAGCCTGCCAATGCCGCGGAGCTGCTCGACGACGAAGACCTGCCGTTTTAATGGGGGGAGAGAAATGACGCCGGTTGAAATCAGGCAGTCCCTGGAACAGATGACGGTACTGGTCGATACGCGCGAGCAGCAGACGCCGGCACTGCAGAAGCGCCTGTCCCAGATGGACTGCCCATATGAGCGCAAAAAACTAGACTTCGGTGATTACTCGGCGCAGTGCCCGTTGCCGGACGGAAATGTACTTGACCTGTCAGGCTGCGGCGCTGCGGTCGAGCGCAAAATGAGCCTTGATGAGCTGTGCATGTGTTTCTGCCGCGGCCGTGCGCGTTTTGAGCGGGAATTTCAGCGCGCAAAAGGCCGTGGCGCAAAGCTTTATCTGCTGGTGGAGAACGCCACCTGGGAGCATGTGTATGCGGGCAGATACCGTACGCGCATGGAGCCGAAGGCGCTGCTTGCGAGCATTACGGCCTGGCTTGCTCGCTATGACTGCCAGCTGCTGTTCTGCAAAGCGGAGACCAGCGGCAGGCTCATCAGGGAAGTGCTTTACAGGGAACTCAAGGAAAGGCTGGAGCAAAAATATGGCGAAACAGAACACACTTGATATATGGCTCGAATTTGAGCGCAGGAAGCGTGAACTGCAAAAACAGGGCTTAACTCCCGCACAGTATGAAAACGCCGTCAAGAGGCTCGCAGAGCGTCTGGGGGTGTAATACATTGGCAAACAGGAGCACGTTTATCAAGATAGACCGCAGTATTTTAAGCTGGCGGTGGTATCGGGACATCAACACAAAAGTGGTGTTCCTGCACCTGCTATTGACGGCAAATATCCGGGACTGCGACTTTCAGGATACGACAGTCCGCAGGGGCGAAAAAGTGATTTCTTACGCGAGTTTAGCCGAAGAAACAGGGTTGTCGATTAAGCAGGTTCGTACCGCCTTAAAACACTTAAAAGAGACAGGCGAAGCGGCATGCAGGTCAACCAACAAATACACCATTGTAACGGTGAAAAACTACGATAAGTATCAGAAAAGGGCAGACACAGAGGCAGGCAACGGGCAATCAAAGGGCATTCAAGGGGCAATCAAAGGGCAACAATCAAAGAATATAAAAGAATATAAAGAAAGTAAAGAAGTAGTACTGCCCACTTTTTCTCAGGTTTTTGATTTTGTAAAGCGCGAGCATCTCAATGTGGACGCAGTGAAATTTTTCGAGCATTACCAGAAAAACGAATGGACGACCAGAGAGGGGAAACCCGTAACGGACTGGCAGGCGCTCCTGCGCAGGTGGAGCAGTAAGGAACAAAAGCC